AAAAGTAGTGCTGAAACAGAAATTTATTTAGGCGAAAAATCAATTAAAAAACTTATACTAAGTAATTAGTAAGTGACAAAAGATGTTAAAAAACGCAACCCTTTTGCCCGGCATCTAGAAAGCTTTTCAAATAAAATCTTTAAAAATAAAAAGAAATATAGTAGGAAGCGTAATGAAAAAAAATTTATTAGTTCATAAACACCTAATTGTACGTGCGGAATCTAAACGGCCTATTAAAGATGAAGAACACGCTGTAGAATGGATGGGTGAATTAATAGAAAATTTAAAGATGAAAGTATTTCTTGGACCTTATGCTAAATATTGTAGTATGGAAGGTAATCGTGGTTTAACTGTAGTGGCTATCATAGAAACATCACACATTGTTATGCACATATGGGATGAAGTTAATCCTGCCTTAATTCAATTAGATATATACAGCTGCGGAGACTTTGATGAGCATGATATATGTAAAAAAATAAGTAAAGATTTTGATTTATCTAAGATAGAATATAAATACTTAAATAGAGAAACTGGACTTACGGATATATCTGGTGGTATACTAAACTATAAATGAAATTTTTATTAATAATTTATATATGCTCTACTGTTACTCAAGACTGTACGGAAGCTATAAAGATATACCCATTATACAATTCTCATTATGATTGTTCGCTTGGTGGTTATTTCAGAGGATTATCAATTACTACTGAATTAGGTAAAAAAGAAGTTAATAAATCAAAAGTCTTTGTTAGTTTTCAATGCCAGGAATTGGTCACACTTTAATACCATTTATGATTACATTAAACTTATAAAGGTAATAAAAGACTTTCAATATCAATATTTTTGTTTTATATCTCTAAATAGGAAAGTATGGTATGAACCAGGAGGTATAATGATATTATGAAAACTATGAAAAAGGTACTTATGTCTTCAAAAAATAATGCCTTTTAAATCAGAAAAACAAAGAAAATATCTTTTTAAGAACGAACCAAAAATTGCAAAAAAGTGGTCTAAAAAATATGGAAGTAAATCAATAGGGAAGAAGAAAAAATAATGGAAGTTGATATTTCAAAAAAAAAATTACAATTTACTAATGATCAAGGTGAAAAAGTTAATGTTGATGTAGATCAAGATCAAACTGAAAAAGAAGAAGAAGCTTTTGAAAGTAATCATTATTCTAATTTAGCAGAAGAACTTGATGAAAAAAAAATTAGTCTTGTAGGTAAAGAATTAGTCAAAGCTTATGAAGATGATAAAAGCTCTAGAAAAAATTGGGAAGATCAATATTCAAAAGGTTTAAACATGTTAGGAGTAATTGTCGAAGATAGACAAGATCCTTTCCCAGGAGCTTCTGGTGTTCATCACCCTTTACTTGCAGAAGCAGCAACTCAATTTCAAGCAAGAGCTATTGCTGAAATGTTTCCAGCAGGTGGTCCTATTAAAACTCAAATCATAGGAAAAGTTACAGATAAAAAATTAGAACAATCACAAAGAGTTCAAGATTTTATGAACTTTCAACTTACACAAGAAATTCCAGATTATTTTAATGAACTAGATCAAATGTTATTTTATTTATCTCTTGCAGGAAGTGCTTTTAAAAAAGTTTATTTTGATAATACTTTAGATAGAATTTGTTCCAAATTTGTACCAGCTGAAGAATTTGTAATTTCTATGGAAAATACAGATTTAGAAACAGCAGAAAGATATACTCAAGTAATGAAATTAACTAGAAATGATGTTAGAAAATATCAGATATCTGGTGTCTATAAAGATATTCCTTTAACTAAAGAAACAGGTGGAGTTAGTTCTAGTAGTGGAGACATGGTTGAACAAACTTTACAAAGATTAGAAGGAATGACACCTAGTATGGCAGATAAAATTCATACTATATTAGAAGTACATACTAATTTAGATTTAGGTGAAGATGATGATGAGTTAGCTTTACCTTATGTTGTAACAATAGATTATGATTCACAAAGAGTTCTATCAATTAGACGAAATTGGAAAGAAGAAGATTCATTAAGAAGAAAAAGAACATATTTTATACACTATAAATATCTTCCTGGCTTAGGCTTTTATGGCTTCGGTCTTATTCAAATGATCGGTGGACTACAACACGCAAGCACTGGTGCATTAAGAGCACTACTTGATTCTGCTGCCTTTGCAAACCTCAACGGAGGATTTAGAGCTAAAGGAGCAAGGATAGAAGGTGGAGACATTACTGTTTCTCCTGGTGAATGGGTTGAAGTTGAAGCTTATGGTGATGACCTTAGGAAAAGTTTTATACCACTTCCTTTCAAGGAACCTTCACCGACATTACTCCAACTATTAGGAGTTCTTACTGAGTCAGGGAGACGGTTTGCTTCTATTGCAGATGCAATGATTGGTGATTCGGCTGGATCAGGTCCAGTTGGAACTACTATTGCTTTAATAGAACAAGGTTCTAAAGTATATTCAGCTATTCATAAAAGAATACATCAAGCTCAAGGTAGAGAATTTAAATTAATTTATGAATTAAATGGAGAATATTTAGATGATGAATATTCTTTTGAAGTAATTGGAGAAAATAAAAAAATCAGAAGAAAAGATTTTACACAATCTATTAGTGTAGTTCCAGTATCTGATCCTAATATTTTTTCACAAGCTCAAAGAATAGCTTTAGCTCAAACAGGTTTACAATTAGCACAAGCTTCTCCTGAGATTATAGATGTTAAAGAAGCAACAAGAAGATTTTTACAAGCTCTTAATATACCTGATTATAAAGATTTATTAATCGAAGATGAAGATACACCTAGACGTGATCCTGTATCAGAAAATATGGCAGTCCTTAATTCTAAACCAATTCAAGTATTTGAAGATCAAGATCATCAAGCTCATATGCAAGTTCACTCTCAATTTATGAATGATCCTAGATTTGGTGGTAATGAAGAAGCTAAAGAAAGACTGTATCCAGCAATGTTAGCTCATATGGGTCAACATATGGCTTATTTATATCAACAGCAAATGCAAGCTTCTGTTCCCGAAGGTAATCCTATTTCTTCTGGAGATTTTAATAGAGAACTAAATGATGAACCTTCACAAGAGATAAGTATAGAAGAAGAAAACAGAATAGCAGCAAATGCAGCACAAGCTGCTCAACAATTAATGGGAAGTATGCCACCTTCTGAAGAACAACAAAAAGAATCAAGAGAAGATGCTAAAGATCAAGCTCAACTTCAATTAAAAGGTGAAGAACTACAAATAAGAAAAGCTAGATTTATGCAAGGTGTTAAAGAAAGTGAAAAACAAAATGCTAGAAAAGATACAGAAACAAAAGCTAAGGTAGTAGAAATTGCAAGTAAAGTTGCAAGGGAAGATAAAAAGAAAGATTAATGGCAATTAAACAAGAAGAAGTAAGACAAGCTAAAAAATTTTTAGAAAATAAAAAAATTTCTATTAAAAAAGTTAAACCACATTTATTTGCTATTGCTTCAAATGGTTTAAAAAAAAATTTTAATGAAACATTAGATTTTTTTAAGAAAGGAAAAAGTGGAACGACTAATTCAAGCAATTAAAAAAAACATTAAAGATCATAAACAAGAACTATCACAAAATTTATTAAATAAAGGTGTAGAAAATTTATCTGAATTTAAACGTATCTACGGATATGGACAAGGTTTAGATAAAGCCTTTTCCATAATAAATGAAACAATCGAAAAATATAAAAAAGGAGGGGATTTAGACGATGATCAATAATGAAACATGGACAACTGATGATACTGTCCCAACACCAGAAAAAGTACCACAACCAGTAGGATATAGAATATTAATTAGACCTAAAGGATCACAAACAAAAACATCTGGTGGTATAATTTTAACTGATACTAACAAAGAGACACAAGCTTACTTAAATAGTGTAGGTCAAGTAATTGCTATGGGACCAGAGTGTTATAGTGATAGAAAAGCACCTTGGTGTAAAGTAGGAGATTGGGTTATTTTTGGTAGATATGCAGGAGCAAGAATTTCTGTACAAAAGGTAAAAATGGTGTTATTAAATGATGATGAAGTTATTGCTACTTTAGAAAATCCAGAAGTAATAACACAACAAATATAACATACATTAACTGAAAGGTTAATGCCAACATAGGAAGGAACTATGATAGACGAAGAAAACAAAAAGAACGAAGAAAAAAACAAGAACGAAGAATTGGAAGTTAAACTAGATGAAGTTGAAGCAGGAAAAGAGGTAGATGTACCTTTAAATCCATTAGAAAAACTTCAACAACAAGAAGAACTTCCTAAA